TATGAAGAACGTCAATGACTTTATTACAGACCCAGGCGACCAAGAAGCTCCACAACAGCCTAACCCTGAACAACAGATGAAACAGATGGAAGCACAGTTGAAGGCTGAAGAATTGAAGATGAAGATGCAACAAGCACAAGCAACCGCACAACTCAAACAAAGAGAGATGGAACTAGATGCACAACTACAACAGCAAGAGTTAGAACTGAAGGCTGCTGAAGCTGAAGTAGAAATGCAGATTAAAGCACAAGAGTTTAGAGATTAAGAAAGCTGACCTTGCACTTAAACAACAAGAATTAATATTAGAGAGGGAACAGGAAAGACCTGTAGCAATAGGACCACAATAGGAGAAGTATGACTAAGGAGGAGGAAGTAAGGAGAGGCAAGCAAGCCGAAGAACTTGTTAAGCATCCTTTATATAAAGAAGCTTTTGATGTTACAAAAGAACATTTAATAGAATTATTACTTAACACTAAGATTAGTGAAGAAGTAGAAAGAGATAGAATTTATATTACGATTAAGTCTTTAGATTTAATTGACCAACATATAAGGTCTATTCTAGAAACAGGAAAACTTGCTGCGAAGGGGCAAGAGTTCTATAACAATTAAAATTTAAAACAGGGAGAACATAACTATGGATTCTGTAGAGAATAACCAACAAGTTACACAAGCCTTTGAAAAGGCACAACCAGGGTCTGCTCAAGAAGCAGCCAATAATATCCTTAATATGTGGAACTCAGAAGAGCAACCCGCTGACGAGGAAACCGAAGCTACTGTTGACGAGGAAGTAGTTGAGGAGATACAGGAAGATGAAGTCGAAACTGAAGAGGACTCCGTTGAGGAAGAAGCCACTGAAGAAGTAGAGGAAACTGAAGAGACTGATGAAGAAGTTGAAGAAGAGGTCGAAGAAGAAGTCGAACCAGAAACTTATAAAGTAAAAGTTAATGGTGAAGAGTTTGAAGTAGACATTGACGAACTTAAAGCAGGCTATCAAAGACAATCTGACTATACTCGTAAATCTCAAGAACTAGCTGAACAACGTAAACAAACTGAGGCAATCAATGAGGAACGCATCAGACTAGAACAAGAGAGACAAATGTACGCTAACGCTTTACAAATGTTGGAACAAGACCAACAGGCAAAACTTAAGGAATACGAAAGTATTGATTGGAACACATTGAAAGAAGATGACCCATATCAATATATGCTGAAGAAGGATGAATATAATGATGTTAGAGCCAAGATGGATAACTCTAGGCAACAACAGACTCTTATTCAACAACAACAGCAAGAACAGGCAATGAGAGCTAGAGCTGACTTTGTTCAAGACCAGTATAGTAAACTGATTGAACAATTACCAGAGTGGGCTGATAAAAACTCTACTGTTAAAGATGACATCAGAAAGTTTGCTATTGATTCAGGTTATGCACCAGAAGAAGTAGACCAACTTGCAGACCATCGTAGTGTTCTTATATTAAAGAAAGCTATGGAGTTTGATAAGTTAACAAGTAAGGTAGCACCTAAAAAGAAAGCAGTAAAGAAAGTTCCTAAAGTTCAAAAGTCTGGTAGAGGTAAATCTAAATCAGATGATGCAAACGAGGCAATGAAAAAGAAGCGTACTCAGTTAAGGAAGTCTGGTCACGTGCGTGATGCAGCTTCTGTATTTTATGATATGATTAAGGAGTAAATAGAAATGCCTACTAACTTTAATAGATATGATGCTCAGGCGGTTCGTGAAGAACTAGCTGATGTCATCTATGACATTTCGCCAACAGACACCCCCTTTATGTCCACTATTGCTGGAAAGGGTTCTGTAGCGAATACATACTTTGAATGGCAGACAGATGCTTTAGTAGCAGCTGATGCCACTAACTACCACGCTGAAGGTGCAGCAGTTGGTACTGCAGCTACTACTGCTACTACACGTCTTGGAAACTACACACAGATTTCTAAGAAAGTAGTTGAAGTAACTGGTACTCAACAAAAGACTAACAACGCTGGTAAGTCAAACGAACTAGCATACCAATTAGCTAAAGCTTCTAAAGAGCTTAAGCGTGATATGGAGAAAATGCTTCTAGCAGATAACGCTGCAGTTGCAGGTTCTGTTAATGGTTCTGGTGGTGCTACAGCTACTGTAGCTCGTGAGACTCGTGGTGCTGCTAACTTTATCACTACTAACATAGTTGCTGCAGGTACATCTACAGCAAATGCTGCTGTTGTTGACGATGATATCGTTGATATTGCAGAAAAGTGCTGGGCACAAGGTGGTGAACCTACTACTATGTTAATGGGTTCTGTTAACAAGAAAGTAATGTCTGGTCTAGCTGGTCGTGCTGATGCTGTTCGTACAATGGCTGACGACAATATGACTGCATACAATTCAGTTGACGTTTATGTAACTGACTTTGGTACATTCAATATGGTTTTAGATAGATTCTGTGACCCAGATATCGTATATGTTCTACAACCTGATATGTGGTCTGTACAGTATCTACGTGATTTCCAAACAGTTGATATTGCTAAAGATGGCGACTCAGATAAGAAAATGCTTATCGTTGAGTATGGTCTTCAGTGTAACAATGAAGCTGCTAACGGAAAAATCAGATACACAACTGGTTAATCCTAACCTTACCACCCTGGGCAACTGGGGTGGTTTCTTATTATGGCTATTAAAAACGAATTAATACAAGAACAAGATGGAAGCATTATTAATGTTTCTAGTCAAAACGACACAGAATTAAAACAGATTGTTGACGGAAATGAAAAGCTAAAGTTTGCTACACGTCACGATACTTATAAAGGTGATTCTACTTTTAAACATAGAGTTGCAAGAATACCTCTTATTGTTGTAGAACAAATGATGAGAGATGGTGTATGGAACAATCAAGAAAGAATGCGTGAATGGTTAAACAATCCAGAGAACGCACCATTCAGAACTACTAAAGGAAAAGTTTAATGGCATTAAGTAACTACACAGAGTTAAAGGATGCAATAGCAGATTGGTTAGATAGAAGTGATTTAACTGCTCGTATCCCAGACTTTATAAGATTAGCAGAATTACGTATTTATAGAGAATTAAGAATACCTCCAATGGAAGCTGTAGTTACAGTATCATCAAGTAATAATAAAATAGAATTACCTTCTAATTATTTAGAAATGAAATCAGTTATAATGCAAGGTAATCCAAATAAAAGATTAAGACGTGTTGCTTATAGAGACCAGAAATTAGATAATACAACTGGTCTACCATCTACTTATGCTAGGATAGCAACAAACTTACAAGTACACCCAACACCAGATTCTTCAAAAACTTATGAACTATATTATTATGCAGACTTAGGTTTTATTGAAGACGAAACAGACGGACAAAATTGGTTTACTGAAAATGCACCAGATTTAATATTATATGGAGCTTTAATGGAAGCAGTACCTTATATTAAAGATGAAGAGAAAGTTAATTTATGGAGAGCTGCTTTTACTGAGAGTATGAGTAAAGTACAAAGATTAGCAGATAAAGCAGAATATTCTGGTTCGGGTATTCGAGTTGAAACAACTTCAGGAGTATATTAATGGGTTCAGGTTTTTATTCAAATAATACAGAAATAGATTACACTCCTACAGCTAAAGCTAGTGCTGATGCTGCAGCTACATCAGAAACTAACGCAGCCACATCAGAAACAAATGCAGCTAATTCAGAGGCTAACGCTGCAACATCAGCTGCTAATGCCGCAACATCAGAAAGCAATGCGTCTACTTCTGAAACTAATGCAGCTACATCAGAATCTAATGCAGCTTCTTCAGCTACATCAGCTAGCACTTCAGCTTCTACAGCAACTACTCAAGCATCTAACGCAGCTACCTCAGCATCTAATGCTGCTACTAGTGAAAGCAACGCAGCTACTTCAGAAACTAACGCAGCTACTTCAGCAACTTCAGCGTCTACATCAGCGACTACTGCAACTACTAAAGCAAGCGAAGCTTCTACAAGTGCATCTAATGCAGCTACTTCAGAAACTAACGCAGCTACCTCAGCTACTAATGCAGCAACCAGTGAAACTAATGCAGCAACAAGTGCATCTAACGCAGCTACTTCAGAAACTAATGCAGCAACCTCTGAGACTAATGCAGCAACCAGTGAAACTAATGCTAGTAATTCTGCAACAGCAGCAGCTTCTTCAGCTACATCAGCTAGTACTTCAGCTTCTACAGCAACTACTCAAGCATCTAATGCTAGTAATTCTGCAACAGCAGCAGCTACTTCGGCTAGTAATGCAGCTACTTCAGAAACTAATGCAGCTACTTCAGCTTCTAATGCTTCAACAAGTGAAACTAATGCAGCAACAAGTGAAACTAATGCTAGTAACTCTGCAACAGCAGCAGCTTCTTCTGCAACAGCAGCATCAGGCTCAGCAACAACAGCAACTACAAAAGCTAGTGAGGCAGCAACCTCAGCTAGTGATGCAGCAACAAGTGAAACAAATGCAGCATCATCAGCAAGTGCGGCTTCAACAAGTGCAAGTAACGCAGCTACAAGTGCTAGTAATGCAGCATCAAGTGAATCAGCAGCAGCTAGTAGTGCAAGTGCAGCACAAGCAGCAGAAGATGCAGCTCTAGCAGCTTTAGATAATTTTGATGATAGATACTTAGGAGTTAAAACTTCAGACCCTACAGTTGATAATGATGGTGATGCTTTAGTAGCAGGTGCTTTATATTACAACAGTACAGATGATGTAATGAAAGTTTATGAAGGTAGTTCTTGGGTAGCTGCTTATGCTTCATTATCTGGTGCTTTATTAGCATCAAATAATTTATCTGATTTAGATAATGCAACTGCAGCAAGAACAAACTTAGGATTAGGTACAGCAGCAACTACAGCATCTACAGATTATGCTACAGCAGCACAAGGTACTACAGCTGATTCAGCACTACAGAATGTATTAGAAGATACAACTCCACAACTAGGTGGCGACTTAGACACCAACGGCAACGCCATTACAGGAAGTTCAGTAGCTATCAACGGCTCAAATGGTGAGTTTATGATTTCTGCTACAGAAAATGGTCCAGTAGCATTGCGTTATGATAACAATTTAAAATTATCAACAAAGTCAGACGGCGTAAACATCACAGGTGAACTAGAGGCTGATAGCTTAGACATTGATGGTAATGGTGACATTTCTGGCAACTTAACGCTAGGCGGAAATTTAAATCTTGGTGATAATGACAAAGCCATCTTCGGTGCAGGTAGTGACCTACAGATTTACCACAATGGCGTACACAGTTATATTCAAGACAACGGTACTGGTGACTTAGGAATACTAGGCGACAACAGCATTAATATTGTTAACGCTGCTAACACTGAATATAAAGCAAGATTTATTACAGACGGAGCTGTAGAGCTTTATTACAACGGTGGCAAGAAACTCGCCACAACCTCTACAGGCATTGACGTAACAGGCACGGTGACTGCTGATGGGTTGACGGTTGAGCAAAATACAGACTCTAAAATTACATTAAAATCCACAGACACCGCAATCTTAACTGGCGAAATTATTGGAGATATTGAGTTCTATTCCTCTGATGCGTCTGGCGTAGGTGCAGGAGCGAGGGCTAATATTACTGTAGAGGCTGAAGATGCTGCGGGTCGTGGCAGTATGTATTTCAAAACATCCACTGGTGGTGAGTCCCCTATTACTCGGACTCTTATTCAAGGCAACGGCGACATCTCCTTCTACGAAGATACAGGCACTACGCCTAAGTTCTTCTGGGATGCTAGTTCTGAAAGTTTGGGGTTGGGAGTTACAACTAACTCACACGCTTTGACTGTTGATGGTGAGATTAGGCTTGGTGCGGGGGATAGTGGCACAAGTGATATGGTGCTTAAGGCGGCAACAAGCACTGCTATTTCTGTTGGTGGCTCAGCACAAGGTGCAATTATAACAACCAACGGTACTAGCACTGGTTCTGTTCACGTTGGTATTGAGGTGCCATCAAATGACAGTAATGATGGATTTTACGTTGCTACAGATAGCGATAATGACGGTGTTGTTGACACGGTTGCGATGAAGATTAATGCGGCTGGTAACGTAGGTATTGGTACGACTAGTCCTAGCACAATTTTAGAAATTGCATCAGGTAATTCAGGAGGAGATGCAGCACTAGATTCGCCTACATTTAGAATTAACAATACAACAGAAAGTTCAGACTGGGATGTTGGAGATGTTGTTGGAACTATAGAATATTATTCATCTGATGCTTCAGGCAATGCACCTTATACAGCATCATTTATTAAAAGTGTTAATGAAACAGGAAATGGTACTTTGCCTAGTGGAGCATTAAGCTTTGGTACTGCAACCTATAATGCTTCAGGCGGTGCTACAGAAAGAATGCGTATCGATTCTAGTGGTCGAGTTGGTATTGGTACGACTTCGCCTACTCAAAAATTAACTGTTGCTAATGGTTATGGAATTTTTGAAGGTATCAAAGTTGGACAAAATGGTACTGATATAGATTCTACATTTTTAGGTGCAAGTTCTATCTTAGCTTTAAAACTTAATGGCTCAGAAAAAATGCGTATCGACTCTAGTGGTAATGTAGGTATTGGTACGAATAGTCCTTCTACAAAACTAACTGTAAATCTTACTACAGCTAATGATGGTATTACTATGAGAACAACCAATGAAGGTGCTATTGGTTTGTTTGGAATGGTAAATCCAGGTACAAATAATGATATTGAATTAGGCACTCTTGGTAATAATCATTTACGCTTTTTTACCAATGGAACTGCAAACGAACGTATGCGTATCGACTCCAGTGGTAACTTGTTGGTGGGAGCATCTGCCAACTTTATTGCTTCCACCACGACTGCTACTGGTTTGGCGTTGATTCAAGATGGTAGATTTACACTAAGTCGCTCAGGAACTCCAATGTTTATTACACGACTTGGTTCAGATGGTAGTTTGATAGAATTTTGGAAAGACGGCTCAACTGTGGGGAGTATTGGTACAGCATCAAGCAAACTTACTTTAACAGATACTAGATTAGTAGATAACGATAAATTAAGTTTTGGTAATTCAGATGACCTACAGATTTATCACGATGGTAGTAATAGTTGG